TCCCACGTTGTCATTGTTGGCCAACACTCTCAGGATCATGTGACTTGGTGGAACCACTATACTTTTTCCTGTGTTGTCTGTGGTTCTTCCTGGAGGATAAAATACTCCCATGTATTCGCTTGAACTTACTAGACCATCTTCGCCATTATCTGAAGCTTTTGCACTGTTGTTCGCCCAGTTCGTAATCGCTGTGGCTGTGCTGGCCAATCTCAATGGAGTGTCTCCCACTACGAATGCAGTGTAGTTTCTGTCTGCATTCAGACTTATCATATCAGAAGTTACTTCTGGGTATCCTGGACATGCAATGATGTTGAAACCTCTTTGGTCTTCTCTGATTGCTTGGTTGGTTCTAATCTCTGCCTTTAATTGTTGCACGACTACTTTTCTCACAGCTTTTCGACCGAAAGTGCCCGAACCATCTTCGTTGTTCGCGTTCTTGGTCACCCATCTGTCTTTGAAGTATGTTGACACACTCTCGTTGCTGCCAGCTGCGTATCTAGTATTACCCTTGCCGCTTGCTCCCGAACCTGGATACTTGGCAGTGCTAATGTGATTGTTTTTGTATTCTTTAACATTAAAACCAGATCTTCTTGTGTTCCATAGCATGATGCCTTTTGGAAATAGAGCTGAGTCCGGAGCATCTGGATCTAAGAACGTATCAGTTAATAGGTCCTTGATCGATGCAGCAACACCAACACCGCCTGCTGTGTTTGAATCTAGTCTAGTTGAGGCCTTGTTGTATCTTGCGTCAGCAAATAAGATACCATTTTCTGTGGTTTGATCTTTTTTATCGATCAATACAAAATCTGGACCGTCTGTTAGTGATGTGTCATATCTGTAAAGTTTCGGATAATTTTCTAGATCGCTTGAGTCAATCCATAAATCACCATTTCTCAATGCAGTGCCGTCGGACTGCGTGGTAGGTTTAGTTGCCGTGATCTGAGGTCCATTTGGATCTGTTCTCATATCTTCCGAAGCGTTATAATAAGGAGAGGTACTGTGTCTGTATCCAACAAATGTACTGCCATTGTGTACAAGGATGTCTGCGTCAGTGTTGGTGTTGTACCACAAAGTTCCATCAGCTGGTTCATTGCTTGGAGCAGTGACTGAAGCTGTGTAAGATAAACGCTTGAAGTTTGTAGCCATCACTGTAGCAGGTTTTGTGGAATCCTCTGTGAATCCTCCTGGTACAACGTATAAATTGTCAACTTTGGTAGAACTGTTTGCAGTGTATGAACCATAGTCATGTGCATTGGCAGAACCAAATCCAGCATTGGCAAGAGCCGTGCCAGAAGCAACGTCGAACATTCTGAACTCACCACCCTTGGTGTGTGTGATTTTTATAAAATTATCGGTTGTGATTTCAGCAACAAGATTCACAAATCCGGCTCCGTTTATCGCAGCAACAAAATCTGTGTTGGCTGTTCCTCCAAGTGTAACTGTCTCTGACTGTTCTTCTAGAGTTGATTGTCCCACTAGTGATTCAGCGATCTTGATTGAGTGGCCTGCTGTAAAGGTCGCTCCCGCAGTTTTAGATGTGATGACAGTTTTTCCACCTTCGTATCTAAACACTGTGAAGTCTCCTAGAGCGCCTGTGGTGTCTTCTGCATTACGTAAATTTTGCTCAGTGATATTAAATTGAGTGTATAACTTGCCTGCTGTGATTCCTAATCCGCCTTGGCTAGGATCTAACGCATAGATAGCTGCATGATTGTTCTCGTACAATGGAGCATCTACCACTGTGAATGATTTTGAAGCAGAGTTGTATAATTTTACAGAAACGTCAGCACCGGCATTTGGTGTTGTGGTCTTGAACCAAACAGAACCAGTTGGTTTGTTTTCTTCTGCTGTTTTCCATAATGGTCTGTTGATGTGTGAAGCTTGTAAAAATTTTGCAGTTCCACCGACAGCGGATTTCCATTCTGCGCTGCCCAGTTGCACCCAAGTGTTTGAAGCTGTTTTTTTGTAAATTTTATTTGTATTGTGCGTGTAGTTAATTGCATACTGTCCAAGGGTTCCGATCGATGCCAATGGAATGCCTGTGGCAATACCTCCCACTAGATCATCTACCGACGTGATGTTGATCGGAGTGATAGTGGTGAATGATTGATCTGTTGCTGACCATTCAAATATACCTGGCACTGTGGAAGTTACATCTAACCAATAAGTTCCATTGGTCGGTGCTGCTTCAGGGGCAGTTGCTGAGCTCACAAGTTGACCTAGATCAACGTTGGCTCTCAATACGAAAGCTCTGTTGGCAATACCTAAGAATGAATATGCTGCTTGCAATCCATATTCGTTCAACTCATAACCATGTAGTGAATTGTTTGAGGCGTCTGTGTAAAATTTTGGATCCCCAAAAGTCTCTGTTAATTCTCTCTGAGAAGAGATCAAAAATACTGTATTTGCATTGGCAGATTTTGTGCCAGAAGCTATGGCTGTGCCTGCTCCGTTGGTCTTGTCTTGTGCAGTGGTCACAATTATTAAAGGTGTGGTGCCTGCGTCTGATGGTACGTAGAAACTTTCGTTTATTATTGTTACTTCTACGCCTGGTGATGTTAATGCCATTTTATAGTTCTCCTTGCAAGTGTAAACTAGACTTATTTATAGTAATGTAAGGTTTTTGTGACTTTATCTTGACATTTTTGGTGCCTATATAGGGCACGTAAATAACGTTATGAAAAGACCCTTGTGTAAAATCTGTAGGACCAAACCCCGAGCATATGGCTATCGCAAGGGGGTCAAAATATACTGGCGCAGCAAGTGCGACACCTGCATACGCAAGCAAAAAAATCTAAAAGTTAATGGCCCCACCCGTTGGTTCCTTTCGGGCTACCGTAAAAAAACTAGATGCGAGCTTTGTGGGTTCAAATCAATAAGCGAGCAGCAGATGGATGTGTTCCATGTAGACGGCAACAGGAATAACACAAGTGTGTATAATTTAAAGACCATTTGTGCGAACTGTCAAAGATTAAAAAGCACCCAAGATCTGGGATGGTTTATTGGTGATTTAGAAGTAGATGATTGATCATGTGGTCCACTTGTGTCTTCAAATCTGCCAAACTCCCTGAATTATCTATCTCATAATCAAATGTTTGCCCAATCCAATCCCACTCGCTTTGATGCACTGTTCTCTCACGCATCTCTTCCTTGGTAGGTATGGGTCCTCTTCTAATCAATACAACTTTGCCCTTTAGGCGTCTTATTGTGTCTATCTCATTTACGAATCTTGTGTCGCTGAGTACTATTTTTCCTCCGTTGTATCTAGCGATAAAAGAATCAATCCAAATGCTATCGTGGAAATGTCCACGCATAACTTCAGTGCCCCAGTATTGTAAAATGTATCTAGGCGTGATAGGCTTATTAAGTTTATCGCTCCAATACGGATCTATTCTTTCTCTCCACATGCGACTTTCTTGTGTGGCACCTTCCAGCAATGATCTATCCCAACCGAATATAACGCTCACAGCGTCCTTCAATGACTTAGCAAAACTGTCTCTTTGATATCCGTGATTGCTAACCAAGAATTCGGACACAGTATCTTTGCCAGATCCTATTAATCCTACCAATCCTATCAGCATAGAACTATATTATAGGTTTTTTATTCTTTTTGCAATCTCTTGTTTGACTTTTTTTACAAAGTTTAATATTTGTTCACGCATCAGTGGCTTATCGGCCACTGTACTCATATTTTCCAATGCAGTAACTAGGTCCGCTAGTTCTTCGAAAGATAGATCTTCAATTTTTTTGATGCCTTTGTATGCCATAATCGGACATATTTAATCTGAAGTTTTAAATGATTAACCGATAATAAAACTGATTGGTTTTCCACCATCCATGTAATTATTAATTTCTTGATCTAATTTTTCCATCATAGCAGTGCCATCTTGTTTCAAACTATCGCCATTGAGTGTGGTTCCGCCCTGCGGGCCCGCGATGGTAGCAAATTTACTTCTTGCTTCTCCCAACATAATTTTGCAAATTGCTAGGGTATAATCTCTTACCCATGGTTTGGTATAGATATCATTAAGCAGAACTATATCTGGTCTATAATTATCGGTGTGTAGCAATACTCTCTCTCCGTCGACTCTAGGACGCTGAGTAATTGTTAAGGTATGGGTTGCGTTGTCATAATGGAACTGAATGAATGATCCAAACATTTTTCCTACTAATTCTTGATATGATGCAAAAGCATAATATGTGGCCAATCCACCCGCTGCCCCAGCCCTCAAAAGATATGTGTTGGTGTAGGCCAGGTTGAACGGTTCGAACAGCGTGCCTCCCTGTCCATCACTCCTGCTGCCTACTGTGGCCCTGCCGATTTCTCTCACGTTAATGATCTCATTTGGCAAAATATATTTGTTCTGATTTTGAACAAGATCTAAAAAGGCATAACTTTCTTCTACAGAGTTGTTGGATCTCTGTCTAAATCTGTTCACTGCTCTTTCCAGGGCTATTTGATAGTGTTTCGGGTCTAATTCCACCTCGATCATGCCATCTCCCAGCATGGTTTTTACGTAATCAAATACCTGCTGTTGTGCTGTTTGTAATTCTGACATACGTATATTTATTGTTAAAACTTTTTCCATAAATATGGCTATATGCCAAGATTGTCAATTTACAAGCCAGAAAAAGGCAACGATTACAAGTTTTTTGATCGCAATATGAATGAAATGTTTCAGGTGGGTGGAACTGATGTTTTCCTCCACAAATATATAGGAATATACGATCAAGGGGCAGAGAACACTAAAGATGGAGATGCAAGCCCATCACAGCCTCATTACAGTGGCAGTAATCTTAATGAAAGAACTATACAAGATCTGTTATTTTTGGAGAATAGAGACAGAAAATATGACAAGGACGTGTACGTGATCAGAGGTATATACAACGTCCAGGACACCGACTTTAATCTAAGCCAATTTGGCATGTTCCTACAAAATGACACATTATTCTTGACCGTACATTTGAATGATATCGTAGAAAGATTGGGGAGGAAGCCCATGAGCGGAGACGTGATAGAATTTCCTCATCTAAAGGATGAGTACAGTCTAGATGCCAGCATACCCATAGCACTAAAAAGGTTTTATGTAGTGGAAGATGTCAACAGATCTGCGGAAGGGTTCTCTCCCACATATTGGCCGCATTTATTGCGATTGAAATTAAAAACATTAGTAGACAGCCAAGAATTTCGTGATATCATAGGCGATGCTACCACTGCTGGATCTCTCGCTAGTTATATGAGCACCTTCAACAAAGAGAGAGAAATCAATGAAGCAATTATAAATCAAGCAGAAGTTGATGCCCCTAAATCTGGATTTAACTATAAACAATTTTATGTCACTCCTATAGATGAACGAGGAAATATAAGAGTTGACGGGGTAAACGATCAAGGACAAACTATATCAAGCGACAAGACCATCAATGCCGTGATCGATTCGCCCGCCAGCAGCCATTATGGATTTTACTATAATGGAGATGGCGTTCCGCCCAATGGACATGTGGCAGGAGCAGGCACCAGTTTTCCCACAGCCAATGTCAACAAGGGTGATTATTTTTTAAGATTAGATTTTTTACCCAACAGGCTTTTCCGATTTGATGGGGTGAGATGGGTCAAGGTTGAAGATGCTGTGAGATTAACTACAACCAATAATAATTCAAGGAGCACGTATAAGACTGGTTTTGTAAACAATGCTACCACTAGCACCATCAATGGATTGACAGTTGCACAGAGGCAATCATTGACCGATGCTCTTAAACCCAAGGCGGATAATTAATGCTTCATTTTTACGACGGCCAGATCAGGAAGTTCATGACTCAGTTCATCAGGGTGATGAGCAATTTTTCTATTGAATTGGGCAAAGGAAAAGACGGCACTGTGCAATTGAGGCAGGTTCCTGTGACCTATGGCGACATGACTCGACAAGTTGCCAACATCATCAGGAACAATAGCGAGAATGCACTACAGGCGGCTCCAAAGATTGCCTGTTATATCTCAGCACTTGAATATGACAGAGAAAGGATGCAAAATCCTTATCATATAGAAAAACAACATCTTAAAGAAAGAAATTATGACGCCGCCACAGACACCTACGAGAATACATTGGGTGCTGGGTATACCATAGAAAAAGTCATGCCAAGTCCATTTAGATTGACCGTGAAAGCTGACATTTATACTACTAACACTGACATGAAATTACAGATAATGGAGCAGATACTTTATCTTTTCAATCCAGATTTTGAGATACAGAAAAGTGACAACTACATCGATTGGACCAGTTTGAGCTACATTGAATTGAAAGACATCTCATTCAGTTCGAGGACTGTGCCTGTGGGAGCCGATGTTGAAATTGATATGGCGTCAATGACTTTCAGCATGCCCATTTGGTTGAGCCCACCAGTCAAGGTTTCTAAACTAGGAGTTATACAAAAGATTATAATGAGCGTGTATGACGACGATGGTGGTATTGCTAAAGGCTTGATCGACGGCACTCTCATATCAAAATCTTATATCACACCAAATAATTTTGCACTTTTATTAACCAGCAATCAATTGAGACTGTTAGGTAGCACGGGAACCAATGTGAAGTCTGGTGGAGATGGATTTTATACAGGAGCCAAGGAATCCACAACATTTGATCCCTTTGAAACATTTGGTCCGGCAATCAACTGGAACACATTATTGGAGCAATATGGTAAAATAACCAACGGGCTTAGCCAAATGAAACTCACGCAAGAAAACGGCAATGAAGTGGTAGGCACCATATCAACGTCACCGTTGGATGAGAGTATATTGTTGTTCAACATCGACAGTGACACCATACCAGCCAACACCATAGCTTCTGTGAACAAAATCATCAATCCATCGACCTTTGATGCGAGTGCCGTGCCCGCTAATGGTACTAGATTCCTGATCACGGAAAACATAGGTGACAGCACTCAATATTGGCAGACTGGCGCCGGTGTTTTGAATGCCCAAGTGAACGATATAATCCAATACAACAGCGCAACCAACACTTGGAGCATTGTTTGGGCTGCATCGGACTTTGACTCCACTGTGGAATATGTTACCAATCTTAACACAGGCATACAATACAAATACAATGGCACAAGTTGGGTCAAGAGCTATGAAGGCGTTTATATTGCAGGCCAGTGGACTATTGTGCTATAATAATCAAATGCAAGAAAACATCATATGTTCTGGTGCGTTGTTCTACGCAGTAAACACAAAAAGATTTTTATTTTTACAGCGTAATAATGATCGTACCCGTGGAATGTGGGGTTTAGTCGGGGGAAGAAACAAATACACTGAGAGTGCATTTGAAGGACTCAAGAGAGAAATACAAGAAGAGATAGGGACCACATCTGTGTTTAAAAAAGTAATTCCACTAGAACTGTTCACTAGCAATGATCAAAAGTTCTTCTTCAATACCTATGTAATCTGCGTGGCGGAGGAGTTCCTGCCAAAGTTGAACGGGGAACACAATTCTTATGCCTGGTGTGCATTTGAATGCTGGCCAAAAAATCTTCATGCAGGATTGAGAAACACTCTCAATAACAGATCAATAAAAGGAAAATTACAGACGATACTTGATCTAATTGTGTAGATCAGAATACATTTTTTGCACAGCGGATCGGTCTATCCAAGGATACCAGTAGGCGGTGACCATGTCGACGCATCGGTACACGTGATTCCAGTGACACTCCATCCATTCCATCTCGTAGGTGTATTCCTGCATGTTGCCAGCATTGGGCGCTATCTCTGTGTTGAGACTGCGAGGGTGTCCTGTCTGTGAAGACACAAAATTAGGAAAAAAGTCCATTGGATTGAACATGCTGTAATTATATAAAATAGCTCAACAATATTAGTTGCTTATTTCAAAAAAACTGTCCAGTGATGCTATCATGGCCAACACCAACAGAGCCACCAGCATGATTGCAGACAGAGCCGCATACATGGCCTCGTTTTTCTTGTAATGGTCTTTTACTTTTGCTTTAATTTTACTCAACCAGCGATTTTCGCATTCGTTGTACGGTTGCATTTTTTAATCCTCTATTACACACTGAGCCCGTTGCCGAGCTCAGTGGGTCGTTTTCTTGGGTATTAGTTTTTAGCTACACCGTTGGTGAACATTGAATAGAACTTCTGGACGTTGTCCTGGAATTCCTTCACGTTCTTCTGCATGGTCTCAGGTTTGAAAGTTTCCTGTACCTTGTCATTGAACTTCTTTACACTCTCCACTAATATTTGAGATTGTTCAGTGTAGTTCTGGCCGTTGGTGACGAAGTCATTGAACTTCTTGGCTGTGTCAATGATGTCTTCTGCTGTGACTGCAGGTGCCTTGAATTCAGCAACCACTTGGTCGCCATCTTTCTTGAGGCTGTACTCGTACTCGGCTTGCTTGATTGTGTAGTTGAACTCTGCAATGTTTTTTGCGAGTCCTAGTAGGTCGGCACGTATTTCGTAGCCGCTTTTCGACTTGATAGTTGACATAATAAAAACTCCTTTCTATGTGTGTGTGTTTGTGTTTTTCTTGTGTCAACTGTATTTATAACATAGAAACAGACATCTGTCAATATGCATGGTGAATTTGTGCGTTTTTACCGCTAATTTAAGGTTCTTTTGACTCTGGGTCTAGGCCAAACAGCACCCGAAGATGGTCTTGGTTTATAGTTTATTTTTGGATATACACTGCCATCCACTTCACGCTCTGGTTTGTAGTAAAGATATAGATTGGGAGCTCCTTGTAGATCTTGACCATCTGTAGGACCGCCCGAAGTGGCAGT